GTTGACGGCCTCGAGGAGTCGGGGCGTCTCTCGCCTTTGGAAATCGAAGTTTTGAGGTCCCTTACGGGGCCTCAACTCCTCGACTACTCAGGTGAGAGCGCTCTTTCTTCTCGAGGCATACTCATGGGTCTTCCCACGTCCTGGTGTATACTATCCTTGATCCACCTTTATTGGTTGGAGCAGGTTAGGAACACTTCGACTAAAAGGTTAAGGGGACGCCACAGGTACTCTATCTGCGGCGATGACGCTCTGCTTGCCACTACGGAAGTGGGAGCTCGAACGTATCGCGAGATAGTTAAGTCCTGTGGCGGTTCCCCTTCACCCGGGAAGCACTATGAGTGTAGTACCGGTTGCACGCGTAGGGGCGTCTTCTTGGAGAAACTCGTCGAGTTCTCTTTTAGTAACGGCCGTCTTGAGGATGGTTTGCGCTTCGGCGCAATACCTGTCAAGGGCCTTACTTCTAAGAACCTCCCGAGGGACTTCACTGAAGGCGCCCTCGTCAGCTGTAGATCGTTCGGGATACGGCAGATCCTGGTTATCGATGCTCTCGCATCTGATTCCCCGGCGCTCCACGTTCCCCTGCGCGACTACATCCGACACCGCGTGCAGTGGCTTCCAAGCTATTCAGCCTCCGTACTTGGGCTCTCACCAGGTCACCCTCTTAGCATGGGAGGTTTCCGCTTTTCAAGTCGAACCATGGATGGCGACGCCAAAGCGCGCCAGGTCCGTGACTCCGGGAAGTCGTTCACACTTGAGGTCAGGCGCGAGCTTGACCCCTGTTGGCGAATGGCTTCCCGCGCTTCCTTGGAAGGCAGGAACCTCGCAATCGAGGAGGGTGAGCTGGTTGACCTACCGCCGTACGCCAACGGCTCCGAAGCTCCGCAGGCGCCAGAAGGCTGGCTGCGCTGCAAAGAGGAGCAGAGGTTGTTGGCGACGGTGGTAGGAATGTTTGTTCAGATTTCGGCCTTTTCGGCAAGGAAGACCGAGATCTTCATGCTCCGGGCGTCCGACGTAGTCGGACGCCTCAAAAAGCTTAGAGATCTCGGGTCTTCCCAACCTACGGGCTTTGACCTGAACGTTACATTGGGCCCAAGCCTGATCGCGTGGCGCATCCCCCACGAGGGGGAGGTTGAACGAGGCACCAGCTGGATAGCAGACTTGGATAACAACCGCCGACTCATCTACCAGGCTGGTCTGCCACGCTAACAATGCGTGGTCCAGCCACCCCGGTAAACGAGTGTTACAGGGTCCCTGAAAGGGAACCCCGGAGGCTCTTCGCACAATTGACAATGTGC